CTTTTTCCATTGAATGATTTTGCATGTCTTGTTCGTTACCAACGAGTGTTGCTTCTGATGATTTAAATCCTGTCATTAAATCTGTTTCTTCCCAACCATTTTCTGTTTGTTTATAAATTCTAATTAGTAACGCTGGATCTTCCATAGTGGCTTGTATTTCAAACTTAGATCCTGGACCAAGACTTCCATCTCTCATAACATGTTCTATTTTTCCATGTGAATGTTCTTTTGTGTACTCATTTCCAGGACCCATTACAAACATTCCTTCTTGTGGGTTTTCCATTTTAATCATATCTGGACAGCAATCTTTTAATTTTGCAACAGGAACACAATTTGGAACCATGGCTCCACCTTCTCCTGGTTTCATACCACGTTGCACATATCCATCCCAACATGGTGATTTTTTATCTACATCTTCTTCGTAAGAAGAAGCCATATGATCTGGACAATTTTGTGGACTTGGACAATCCTCTAATGAATGTGGGTATGGTTGTGGAACATCTTGATTTGTTATAATCCCAGTGTCTGATTTTTTGGTTTGCGATTCAGCGGCATATAAAGCCCTTTGTTGTTCAACGGCTTTGCCTCGTGTTGAATGACAGCCCTTGGTACCACCAGGACCTACGACTGCATAACCACTGCAACCACCATAATTTCTTTTAATATCATAAGGCATAATTAAATTATATCACCAGTGTTATGTTTATTTAATAGGTTTTCTATAAAAAATCTTTTATCGTCTGGAAGAGAGTCTTTTATGGCTACCGTTTCTGGCTTTAGCATAACCATTGGAGTCCCATCTTTACTAAAATTCATCTCTATCAAACCCTCATTCCACATTTCAAAGGCTAATTCATTAATGAATTTAAAATGCTCTTGCCATAGTTCTGGCAGCAACTCTTCACATTCAGGGGTAATATTATAGGTAAATTGATCAGATATAGAATCATATCCAGTTATTTCTAAAACCCCTATTTCAAGTAGTTTTTCTATTAATCTATGATATTCTTCTTCGTTAATATCTCTCATATTAATCTATACCCCGAACCCCAGTCCAACTCCTTACCACGAATTTTGTCTTTAGGCAGTCCAGTATCGTTATCAATACTTCCTCTTGACCACGTATGAATATCTATTTCTTTTACTCTATCTCTTTGAGCATGTACTATAGCATTATAAACAGACCCACACATAGCATCTGCTAAGTCTTTAGATTTTTTCCTAGGATGATCAACCTTATTATTGTTCATTATTCTTAATTCTAATAACTCTTCTAATAAGATATCAATATGTGGTGCAATAACTCTGTCTTCATATATAAGCATAGACAAATCCTCATAATGTTTTTTAGCAACAGATAAAGTTTCAGTTCTTATTCCTACCTGTTTTAATTCTTGCTGGATATCAAATGATTGCCAACGATCAAATGTTACTAAGCCTAAGTTAAAACCACTTCTTCTTAAATCTATAATCCAGTTTTTAACTTCACTTAGATCTACAGGTCCTTCACGCTTTGGCTCCCACCAAGCAATAGCGTCTACTACTACAAAAGGAACTATTTGCTCATAGTCATTAAATGATTGAACACTTACCCACTTGTCAACATGAGCAATTGACACTGCACATTTATCATGTTTTTGTGCAAGATCTGCATGAACAAAATATTCTATATCTTCTTTTGGTTTAAAAGTTAAATCAAATCTTCTATTAGTGTCTAAAGGATTTCTAGAAGACAATGCTCTTTCAACCTTTTCTCTTGATTTAAAAAATGCATCTGAGGAAGTTGTTGGCATACAAGCAAAACGCATTAGTGCATCTGAAGAGTCTGTAAAAAATGCTATCTTAAAATCTTCTATTTTTCTTGTTGGATTCATTTCCCAAGTTGGTCTTCGTAATGCAAAAACTCCAGGGAACTTATAAGATAAAATATTATCTTCTTCCCACTCAATAGTAAACTTATTAGATGGATCATCTTCAGACAATGTTGGATTAATTATAAACTCATGCTCTCTTACTATTGTTTCTTTTTCAGCAACAACATCATCATACCTTTGAGATATAAAGTCTCCTTTAAATCTAGGAAAGGAAAGTAAAATAACTTTTCCATAGTCTGGAAATCTAGAGTCTACTGATCCACGAAATGCTTTGTATAAGTTATCAGCAGTTTTTCCTTGATCATTTCCTCCAGCGTTCTCCATTGCAAATCCAGAAATTTCATCAAGAACTGCAAGCATTAAGTTTAAACCTTCTGCTGATTCTCTTTCAGAGTGACCTGAATAAACAGTTATTGATTTATTAAACTCTATGCTATCTATCTTAGGCTCTTTATATTTACCAGCAAACCAAGGTGATCCTTCTATCTTAGATTTAAAGCCTTTAAAAAAAACATTCTTTGCTTGTTGTGCGTTAACTGCTACGTTAATAAGATCTATTGCATCATTGGAAGGCTTTCCAAAATATCTTGATGGGTCTTTAAGGCAAAGTAGTTTATAAACAATATAAGCACAGCCAATAGTAGAAGTATGGTCTTTCCCACTACCCTTGCCACACATAAGAATAACTTCAGACTTAGTATACTTTCTATAGTGTTCGTCACCCTTTTGTTTTCCAAGCCATCTCTCAACATCTTCTTGTTTATATATTTGACTCATACATTCTACAAGAGTATATTGATATTCAGATAATTCTGGCATGTTTAAATAATCTTTACTTCTTACAAATGTTTTAACATCTACTGGCATTTCCTCAAAAGGACTTTCATCCAGTGCTTCTATAAATTCACTAAAATCAATCGTTGTCAATTACTATCACCTCTGTTTGTACTTCAGATAGTCTACGCATTATTTCTTCACGAATTTCTGGGTGCTTTGTTGCTATCTCTTTTAATATTCCAATAAGAACACTTTGCTTTCTTTCCATTTCAATAATTTGTTCTGCTATTTCTTTATTGTCTAATAACCCCGCTTTTTGCAGCATTTCAAGTCTTTTGCTTTCAATATCTGCTATCAGTTTGATAGCGGTTGTCTTTGCTGTAAGATTTGCAGTAGAATCTGCAGCATCAATAACTTCATAAGTTTTTTTAATTAAAGATGAGTAGTGTTGATCAGCACCTGCCAATGCTTCCTTTGCTCTCATATGAATGGCTTGATTATTAGAAATCATAGAACGCCAGTCATTAAGAAGTGCCATGACCTTTTGACGAGGAATGTCTAACTCTTTAGCAATTTGAGAAGCATCATATCCTTTAAGATACTCTGCAGCAACCTGGTTAACCAAGTCTAAGTGTTTAACTAAATCATTCTCGCTCATCTAATGTCCTTAATAATACAAGGTAGCCAATAAGATCTAAAATAGTATCTTCAGATGCATACTCTTTACCTTTGTGTATTCTATTAAGTTTATCATCAATACGGATATAAATTTGTTCTTTTGGGGTAGATTTACTGAATATGTTAATAGGATGACTATATGAACTACCATAAGAGTTATTCTTTTTAATAAGTAATTCTGCTATATCAAGACATTCATCTAATATCTTTCTACCAGCAGGTGCTTGGGTTGAGATATCACGAATAAACTTCATACGATCTTCAAGTTGTTTTTCAAAATCTGGATACTTATAATCTGCCATATTTACCTTTTTGACTTTCTAAGACCAAACTTGGCAAGATATACGTATATAGTTTCAACAGATGCTCCGCATTCTTTAGCAATTTGCTCAGGACTTTTCTTGTCAATTTGATACCTTTTCTTAAGCCAGGCTTCACTTGTATATAACTTCATTTTATCATTTCCTATTTCCCTTGTCAAGATTATGAGGCTGATCTACTAACTTATGCCAATTTTCTGATGCATACCATCCTATAGCAACAGCATCAGCAACATCATCATCATTTACTGTAAGATCAAATTCCATGTTTATCTTTTTTATAGTTCTTAATTTTCTAAATTCTCTCTCTTTTGATTTATAAAACGAATAAGACTTTTCTTCTCCATGAAGATCTTTAATTGCTTGTTTTTCTTCTTTTTTAAGTCTACCGTTTCCAATCCATGACTGCCAAGAAACTGGAGAGCATGAAACTATTGGTGACTTATTGTACATTTGACTTGCACCAAGTATTGCTCCTTGAACTAAAGATAAAGTTATGGCTGTATTTTGAGAGTTTGTAAATATAGCAGACTCAACTACTATTGCATCAATATTATAATCTTTTAAAAATTCACTAATCTTTTTAGTTGCATCACCAGTTCTTTCATAAACATGGTTTCCATAAAAATTTACCTTGCCATACTTTACTAACTTTCTATCTGTAAATAAAGAAAATGCCATAGAATTTGTTGACGCATCAATTGCTAAAATAGTTTTTGGATTTCCTATATACCTTAATTTACTTTTGCTCATAATTAAATAAATTCCTCAAATCTTTAATAAATCTTTCTGTTTTTTTGATATCCACTAAACAAACATCACAAAACTTTGAATCACTATATACACTAATCATAGTGGTACATCCCCCAGCACATTTTTTTGTTTTACCCATTTTTTCTTTTGATTTATTAAGTTTATATCTTTGAGCAATCTTTTTCTTTGTAGCAATCGCTCTACATTTTGGATCACAATAGATTTGATTTTTATTTTTTG